ATATGGTATTACGGCACATTAGGTAGAACTGCGTGGCTTGATTCAGGACTTAGAAACTACCCGCTTGCAGCTACCTACACCTATAACATTGTTAATCAAGAGTATGGCAATGATGACGTAGAGACAGGTACATCTGCTGCAATTACTTCGTACATCTCTTCATGTGAATTTGACATTGATGACGGGGATAAGTTTGGGTTTATGTGGAGGGTATTGCCTGACTTAACGTTCTCAGGCTCTGAAGGCTCAACAACTCCTGAAGTTACCTTTACTTTCTACCCCATGCAGAACTCAGGATCAGGTACAGGCACAGGAGTAGCTCAATCTGTAAGTGAAGTAACCGCAGCCTCTTATACAGTCACACCAGAATTTACTGGGCAGATCAATACTAGGGTTAGAGGTAGACAGTTAATTATGAAAGTTGGTTCAACCAATCTTGGTACGGCTTGGCAGCTTGGCGCTCCACGTATTGATATTCGCCCTGATGGGAGACGTTGATGGCTATTCCTTCAAATGTTGTTGCCCCAAACTTACCGTTGCCTCCAGACGAGTATCAAAAGCTCGCCCAGCAAACATTAACAAATGTGTTGCGTTTGTACTTTAATCAATTGGATACTTTTGATTCTATTGCAGTGGAACAAATGAACACAAATCAAACTTTAACTTGGTTATCGTTATGAATTACCAAAATGTAACCCCAATAAAAATAGCATCAGCCGCAGTAACGGCTAGTTATGTTACTGTTTATACTGCCCCACTGCTGACCAGAACTTACTTAAAAAACATCAATGTTTGCAACACAACGGCTGGCGCTTTAACTATTTTTATATCCATAGTTCCAAAGTCGGGAACGGCTGGTACAGATAACGCTTTGTATTATGGCTATTCAATAGCTGCTAATACTACATTTATTTGGAGTGGCGTTCAGATTATGAATTCAGAGGATATGCTTCAAGTAAAAGGAAGTTCAACTGGGCTAACCATTATTGCTAGTGGTGGAGAGGCGGTATAAATGGCAACAGTAAATATTGGTGGTAAAGAATACCCCGCAGGAACCATAGTAAATCCAAGTACGGGTCATATCATGCAACCCACTGGAAACTTGGATGATAACCAACAACCAGAATATTTAGACCTTACGGGGTCTGAATACAATAAAACTCACCCCGGATCTGGTGGTGTATTCGGTGGATTTGTAGATTCGGTCAAAGGTTTACCTCAAGGTCTACAAGGGTTATCCCCAATTCTCGCACCAGCAGCAATGTTAATTCCCGGGTTAGCACCAGTCTTAGCTGGTTTAAACGCTGCGGGTTCTTTGGCTAATGGGAAAGTAAACGCAAATACAGTTCTTAGTGCGTTAACTGCCGCTGGTGGTATGGGTAATACTTTTGGATTCAGTCCAGAAACTTTATCTAATATAAACACAGCAAAGAATGTAGCAGGCGGTGTAAACGCTTTGCAAACGGGGAACCTAGCTGGTTTGGCTAGTAGTTTAAATAACTTTGTAGATGTTCTTCCATCTGGTTCTGTAGAGGCTACAAAAGTTTTAAACGGTATAGCATCATTGAAGAAGGGTGATACCGCAGGAGCCTTAAGTGCTTTGGCAAGTTTGACTGGAAGTCCAGATGTTGGTATAGCTTCTCAAGCTACAAATTTAATTAAATCAATACTGCCACAGTCTCCTAAACAACCTGCACAGCCAACTTTAGGTTTTGGACAGACTGCAAAACAACCTGATCAACCAACGGTGGGGTTTGGTCAAACTGCACCTGCCGCTTCCAATAATGGGGTAGCTAGTTTACAATCAGGACAGACTTTAGTACATCCTTTAATGGCTAAAACTAAAACATTAAAGAGTATTTTTGGGGAAGAAAATCCTTATGAGGGAGCTAATCCTTATGAAGGTGAGCAAATGTATACAGGTGGATCAGTGGGTCTGCCATCTCTTTTAAGGAGTTAATTATGCCCGGTGATTACGACAATATAAGCTACACTCCAATGAATTATACGTATGATAATCCATTGTCAGTACCCGCACCAATCACTCCAACTACCACTATTCCTGTTGCTTCAACATATGATGACTTGAGTGCATACGACACGGCTAATAAAGCAGGAGCGCCAACTGCTCCGTATGTTGCCCCTCAATTGTACTCAAATGGTAGTTTAAACACAGATGTTTTGCAAAACTCTACGTTTCAACCTACTGTACCCGGTCAAAATGCATCATCTGGTACTAATTTTCAAGACATTCTTAAAAACATTACTGGGTTTATTCAGCAGAACAAAGGTATTTTATCTGCTGGTGCTTTGGCATCTGCTTTATCTGGAGGCGGTGGCGGTGGCGGTGGTGGAAATGCCGTAGGCATTCCTAGCCTTGTAGCCAATAGGATGCAAGTCCCCGGAACCAATGATCCTTATAGAGTACCCGGAAGCTCTGGAAGGCAATACTTCACGGACACAATCTATTCTGATCCTAGTCAACAAACTACAGCACAGGGATTGATCCAAGCTCAAGCTCAAGCTATTGCGGCTAACCAACCCAACGCTCCTGTGCCTAGCTTTGCTATGCCATATAACAATATACGTGGTGGTATAACTTCTTTGCCCACAACTCAAACGCAAATCCCTACAACCGCAGATTTGGCTTCCCAATTACAAAGTGCATACAGTGCAAACAATATTGGTGCGGTAAACAATATATTGGCAAAAAACAATCTTGATGCTACGGCATTACAAAAGTTAATCCCAACTATTACTCCCGGTGATTTGACTATGATTGCAAGTAAGGGTGTAAACATACCTACTTTGCCTATAACACCTGCTGTAATTCCTGCTGTAACACCTGTTGTTGCGCCTTCAAAAACACCCGTTACACCTGTATCACCTGTTGTTCCGGCTACAGTTGCAACTGCTCCAGTTTCAGACCAATTAACTAAAGCTTGGGCGGGTGGTACAAAACCTGACGTGGCAACCATTAACAAGTTAATTACAGAAAATAAACTTGATGTAACTGGATTGCAAAAAATGTTTCCCTCAATTGTTGCGGGTGACTTACAAGCTCTTACCACTGCGGGTGTAAACATACCCGGGTACACGCCTCCAGCAACTGGGGTGGCAAGCTTACCTGCCGCCACAACTGCCACAATCCCTGCCGCTTCAACAGGATATACACCTTACACACAGCAAGAAATACAACAGTATTTTGCTAATCCAGCAAACGCAGGTGTAAACGTAGATTATGTTACACAGCAGTTCCATGCTGATCCCGCCGCAGTGATGGCTGCTATTCAAGCTATGGCTCCAGCACCTAACAATGCTATGGCACAAGCGATGCAAACATACAATCCTTCCGCTCCTGCTCCTGTTGCTCCTGTTGCTCCAGCGTCTAATCCAATAGCAAGCACAATTCAATCCATGCAAGCAACTGGAGCAGATAACGTTTCTATTGCTTCTGCACTGATGAATCAAGGGTATACCCCAGCTCAAGTGATTGCTGTTACGGGAGCTGATACTGCACCTATTGTTCAACAAGCTTTTCAACAGGCATACAGCATGAATTATGATAATGCCGGAGGAGCCAAAGCTGGAGGTTTAATGGGTTATGCCGCTGGTGGAGGAACAAAACAACCTCGTTATCTTTCTGGTGACACAGATGGCATGGCAGATGAAATCAACACAACCATTGATGACAGAGAGCGTGCAAAGCTGAGTCATGGTGAGTTTGTTATTCCTGCTGACGTTGTCTCCCATATGGGTAATGGCAACTCTGATGCTGGAGCAAAGAAACTCTATGACATGATGGCTAAGATTAGGAAAGCCAGAACAGGCAATCCTAAACAAGGCAAACAAATTAATCCAGATAAGTTTACTGGCGGTATTGCTGGTTATGCAATGGGTGGGAATGTCAAAGGATATGCGGGGACAGATGGTAGCACTGTATCTTCAGGGACTACATCCGGTATAGCAGGATTGACCAACACAGGCGGTCAAAGATCAGATACATTGTCTTCTTACGTGGCTCCTTATGTAACTCAGATGCTGGGACAGGGTCAAGCTTTGGCTAATGCTCCTATGCAAACCTATCAAGGGCCATTAACGGCGGGGCAATCTGCGTTGCAAAATCAACAGTTCGCAGGCTTATCTCAAATGGCGCAGACTGGTTATAACCCTATGGACTATCAATCTCAGGATTTTAATCAAGAGCAAGCCCAGAAGTACATGAATCCCTACTTAAGTGCTTCATTGGCCCCGCAACTGTCTGAGCTACAGAGACAAGCGCAAATCAATAACACAATGGATGCATCTAAATTAACAGGCGCAGGAGCCTATGGAGGAGGTCGCCAAGCTGTATTGATGGGTGAACAAAACCGTAATCTGTTAGACAAGAGCAATCAATTGATTGGTCAAGGTTACAACACAGCCTATAGCAATGCCATGTCTCAGTTCAATGCTGATCAAGCAAGGCAAGCCGCAGCTCAACAGAACACCGAGGCTTCTCGTCAGTTCAGCGCCAACCAAGGCATCAAGACTCTCGATATGTTGGGTCAAGCGGGTGCAACTCAACGGGATATTGCACAACAGGGTATCTCTGCTGATCAAGCGCAGTTCAAAGAACAACAGTTGTATCCATATCAACAGTTGGCATTCCAGCAGAGTTTATTGGGAGGATTGCCTATATCCACCGCAGTGACTACCCCTAATGATATGTCTGATACCGGAAAAATATTGGCTGGATTGGGTGTTGTAACCAATGACAAAACAATGGCTCAGTTAAAACAATTATTGGGTATTTAAGGAATAAATATGTACCAAGATCCAAGAAAAGACATTGGGGAGATGACCCACGGATTAAAGTCTTTGGCTTCTCATATTACAACGCCAGAACAAAAGACAGCCTTTGAAGCTTATCTTCGTAAGTTATCTAATGACCCGAGCGTTCCACAGGATATGAAATTTATCCCACTTGGATTCTTGGATAGTTTACAATCAGCTCCACCTGTGTCACCTCCTCAAGGCACAGTGAAAGATAAGATTGAAGGTCAATTGATGGCTCAAAATACTAATCCAGTTGGTATAGCGGCAAACATGCCGCAGATGCAGCCACGTGGGCCACAACCTCAACAACCTCAACAACAACCCCCTCAAGCTTTATATGAGGGCGGTGTAGCCCAATTACCCGTATCTAATTCAATGTACAACTTTAGAGAAGGTGGCATTATTGGGTATGCAGGAGGCGGTATGACCGCCAGAGGAATGATTGAAGAGGCTTTTAATCAATACAAAGCTTACAAACCAGAAGCCCCGGTAGACTTTGATGCGTTTAAACAGCAATACATAGCAGCCCACCCGGAAGCTACAGCTTTAGCTAAACCCGTTGGTGAAACTATGGGTAAATACCTAGAGGAACAAATCCTTAGAGATAAAGCTGAACACGAAAGACAAACAGGCGAAGTAAGTAAACAAAACCAAAACTTGGCATTGTCCAATGCTTTGCTTGCTGCCGCTCAACAAACCCGTGGTACAAAAGGTTTGGGAAGCTTAGGGCCAGCTTTGGCAGGATTTGGCACGGTCATGAATGAATCCACCGCAGCCGAAGAACAACGTTTAAGCGGTTTAAACGCTAAGAAGCGTGAGCAAGACATGATAATTGCTAAGTACAAAAACGAATTAGAAACTGCACAAAGAGCGGCGGCTGAAGGCGATATGACCAAGTCTCTTGAGTCAAGAAACAAAGCCATTCAAACAGCAAATGAAGCCAAGAAAATGGGTATTGACCTTGCCATGCATCTTGCTACGCCATTGGCTCAGTTGGATTCTTCAGCAATGATGGCAAACAAAGCACATGCTGTACCTGAAAGCATTCAACTTGCTACAGCTTTGATGAAAGAAAATCCAAAATTAACATTTGATAACGCTCTTGAAAGAGTCAAAGTGCTTGGAGCCGCTGGTCAATTGGGTTCTGTGGAGCAACAAAAATTTGCTACCATACTCAAAGAAAGAGACAAAGTTGATAACGATAGTGCTATTAAAATTGGCATGATGGCAAAAGAAGGTACTCCACAACGTATAGCGGCTGAAACAGAAAAAGCTAAAAGATACAAAGCTATTGATGATTATGCCGATAGCATGTTTGGCGGCAAAAAAACTGAAGTCCCTGCTCCCACTCCTACGGCTGGGCCGGGTGGTTTGCCAACCACATTGAATTATGATGCAAAAGGCAACAGAATAGGTTAATCTATGCAAGCTCGTTTGGCAGATGGTAGGATATTAAACTTCCCCGATGGCACTGACCCAAGTGTTATAGATGCCGCCGTCAAAAAGGTAATAGCTAACCCGTTTTCTGCTTACACAGAGCAAGAATTAGAGAATGCCCCAAGGGTCAAAGGCACAACAGGTGACATAGCCAGAGAGACTGGTCAGGGTGTTCTGGGTGGCATTCAATCTTTAACAGATCTTTTTGGTGCAAACAACTTTGCATCTAAGTATTTACAAGAGAAGAGCCAAGGTTTAGCCGCAGGCTTAACGCCAGAGCGTCAACAAGAACTTCAGATTGAGCAAGAACTTTCCAAGCGGGCTGAAGGGGACACCTTTAAAGAGATAACAACTGGTCTCAAAAATGTTCTGCGTCATCCGTTTACATCTGTTGCATCCGGTCTAGGTTCTAGCGTTCCGCTTATTGCGGGGACAATTTTGGCTCCAGAGGCGGCTGTTGGACGGGCGGCTTTAGGTATAGGTTCCCTGATGGGGCTTGGCGGGCAGAAGGGTCAGAACTATCAGGCAGTCTATGACGAAGCCATTAGACAGAACAAAACCCCACAAGAAGCCGAAGCTCTTGCTCAGAAAGCGCAGGAATACAGTTTACAAAATGCACCGGGTCTAGCTTTTGGTGCGGGGCTTGGAGCGCTTGAAGGAGCGGCAGGTGCTGGAGCTAGGATTGGTAAGTTCTTTAACCCTGCGCAGGCAGTGGAAGGAGCTTCTAGAGGCATAGCTGCCCCGACCTTTGGCAAAGCATTGGGCAAGGCATCCCTAGAGGGCGGTGGTACTGAGTTCTTACAAGGATCAGGCGCACAGGTGGCGGCTAACATGGCTTTAAGCCAAGCTGGTTTTGACACTCCATTGTTGCAAGGTGCATTTGGCGCAGGCGCTCATGATGCTTTGATTGGAACTTTGACGGGTGCGGCAGTCTCTCCAATGCAACTCAGCAATATGAAGCGTGAGTACGATCAGGATCAAGTCAAAAAGCTCTTTGAAGACAATGAGAAAGCCGCCAAAGAGAAAGAAGCCACTCAAGCCAAGTTCAATAAAGAAATGGGTGTTAAGCCAGAGATACTTGCTTTACCTGCCCCTGCTCAAGAAATTACAGAGAAACCTACAGACAAGTTAAAGAATCCTTTAGGGAACTTTACCCCGGAGGAGCTTGGCCCTGAGCGTGTAAACGCTATAGACGAACATCGTGCTGCAAACAACAAGCCTCCCCTTAAAACATATTCCATCGAAGACATTGTTGATGCAATGCCAAAGACTGCACCAGAAGCAGAACGTGCCGCTTTAAACGAGTTAGTTGCCAACAAAGCAGGTTCTACATTTGGTTATAGTAATCAAAAAGTATCCGCACAAGATGTGTTGAACGCCGCAACTCAAAAGGGTATTGACACAGACACACAGGGATTTAAAGACTTCCTTACCAGAGCTACGGGATTACCCTCGATTGGTACAGAAGAAAAAGCGGCAACTGCTGAAGCTTATAAGAATAAACCATTAGGTTTGTCTGAGCTTGACATGATGACCGATGCACAAAGGTTTGTAGCACAACAATCATTACTTAAATTACCTACCAAAGAGGGCGAAACAACCATTCTACCCACGGGTACTAACGCCACACACTACGATCAAGATCAATATCTAAAAGCTCTTGGAGCCGTAGATGCGTTGCACAATAAGGGTAAACCCGCAACGCAAGCAGAAGCTTTGGGTGAGATTAAGAAATCCACCGGATTGACCAGAGATGAAGATGCTCAGTATTTATTAAGAGATGCTGTTCGCCGTGGTGACTTTGATTTAAACGAGAACGATGAAATTGTTCCCGCTGAGACTGCAACTTATTTACCAGAAGGTCATAGGATTGAAGAGACTAGCCTTAAAGAAGGCGAAGCACCTGAGAACTATGAAGTCAAAGCTGGGGACAAGGTACTTAGTACCGCTCCAACTGAAGCTGAAGCACAGGCAAAACTTGAAAGATACAAGGCTGTTAGAGAGAAAGACTCTGCGGATATTGACAAAGAAATTGCTGAGAAACAAAAGGCAGTTGAGAAGTCCAATGAGAATGTGGAGAAAATGGAAGCCCGTGGGTTGGGCAGAACTCCTGAGTATCAAAAAGCATCTGCTGCTCATGCGAATTTGGTGCAGCAAACCAATAAAGAAATAGGTGATTTAAACAGGGACAAAGCTGAGTTAGATTCAACTCAATTGACGGTTAAGGCAGGCGGAATCAAGCCTGTTAAACGCAAGACGTTTAAACTGCACAAAGCCAAAGCAGGCGAAGCTGCCACGCAAGTTGGTTCATATCCCACCCGCCAAGCCGCTGAACAAGCTATTACATCAAACATGTCTGAGTCTGAGCTAGAAGACTTGGCTAAAGACACACGCAGACGTACTTTGGCTCGAAGAGCCAGACAGGAACTTAACGAGCGCAGGACAGAGAAGATCAAGGTTAGAAGAGAGTTTAAACAAGTCTCTGGCGACATAGCCAAAGAGCTTGAATCTTTCCTAGCCAAGATTGGTTTAAAAGGTGTGGGTCTAAAGTTGATGAGTACCCTTGGTGGATCCGAGGGTGAGTACGCTCAGAGACTTATTCAAATTGCTCTAGATGTTAAGAACCCTTTGGGAGTTCTGCGTCATGAGTCTATCCACGCTCTTAAAGATCTAGGGTTCTTCTCTGATAACCAATGGAACGCCCTGCGCCGTATGGCTAAGGACAAATGGATCAAACAGTTCATGAAGGATGTACCCTATAGCGAGGGTGTATCTCGATATGATGCTTATAAAACTAAGTTTGATGCCAATCCACCTGCCGGAGTGACATTCCAAGAGTACATTGAAGAAGAAGCTATTGCTGATGCCTTTAGGTATTTCCATGAGAATGGAACTCCACCCGGGATGATTGCTGCTATCCTTAAGCGTTTAAACCAATTCTTTGAAGCCCTCCGCAATGCTTTAAACAATGGTGGGTTCTACACATCAGATGACATCTTTGAGAAGATTGAGAAGGGTGAGCTTGTATCTTCTAAACAAGGCACAGGAGAAACTAAGGCAAGCCTCAAGACTCCATTGTCTACCAGAGAGATCATGGAGCAGAACGATCAGTTTGCTCAGGCAGAACTTGGTTTAAACACAGAAAAAGTTAAAGGCAAAACTGGTGTAAACAACGTCAGAGATATTGCTAAGGCTTTAAACGCACAGACAGTTGGTGAAGAGGGCGCAATGAACCGCCTAAGCCACACCGTTAAAGATGAAGACAGAATTGCAAAAGCAATGGCTGACGAAGTTGGTTATCAATTAAGAGCTACTGCTAAGACAGGAACAGGTTTAGGGTGGTACTCCAATAACTATCCCAACGCAGTCAAAATGTTATCTCGTAGATTCCCAGAGCTTGAGAACAACAAACATGCTAGATCGGTATTTTCTGCGCTTGTTGCTGTAACTTCTAACGGGGAAAGAGTAGCTAAGAACATTGACAATGCAATTAAATTGTATTCAAAGCTTAGAGATGGTAAACCTTTGGTTGCTATGGGCAACCGCCGTGCGTCTGCTTTGGATAAAAATTTAATAAACATTGAAAACTTATTACGTAAGTACGGCACTGATTTTGAGAAGGAATTACTTAAAGAAATCACTGTTAAAGACATGAATGCATATCTGCGTTCTATTGGTGAAGAATCAGATGCCAGCTACTTAGCTAATACGGTCATTCCATCAGCCGCTATTCACTTTGGCCCTAAGCTTGGCGCTTTCTACGCCAACCTGTCCGGTTCAGAGGGTTACCTCACAATGGATTTGTGGTGGACTAGATCTATCAACCGTATGCGTGGTTTGTTAATACCAAAGGCTACAAAAGCATCTCTTGATAAGTTTAGAGAAATGCTTGATATGCCTGACGCAAGCGTTAATGATTTGGTTGAAGAGTCTATTCCACTAAGAAACATATACGAAGAGAATGGTTTTGTAACTGATCTTGAGTTTCTTGCTGGTGGTAAAGAACCTGCCAAGAAAGTTCTTAAAGAAGCATGGTTTAAACGAGCTGAAGCCGCTGCTGGTGATGCCTACGATCAATTCTTGTTTGAACACAATTTACTTAAGATGGCTAACACCATCTATAAGAATGAATTTGAAATGTTGGAAGAAGCTCCATTCTCTGCAACAGATAGAGCTTTCATGTACAAGGCGGCACGTAAGGCCCAAGCTTTACTGCGTGGTGAAGGAGTTGACTTAACTCTTGCAGACATACAAGCCGCCCTGTGGTACTATGAAAAACGTTTATATGCAAAACTTAGCGGGAGGAAAGCAGATGACATCGGATACGAAGAAGCCATTATCAAACAAGCCAATCAGGGTAATAGATCCGTCAGACCCAGTGTGGTCTTCACTGGACAACAAAACGGCGGGAATGTCTCCACAGGAGCGGTTCAACTTTCTGGACAACCTAGTTCAGCAACTGTCAAAGCCAGTCTCAAAGGAATAGTAGCAGAGGTTGCACCGAACCCTGACCAAGAGGTAGCCGCCCGTTGGCGCTTAATGAACAGCGCAGACAAACAACAAACCACTGAGGTGGTTGCTCGCCGTGTCATACCCAAGTTATTTGATGACATGGGTTTTAAGGGCTGGTCTTACAACATTTCTTCTGGACGTTATGAGGGTGAGCAAAACCCCAACATCATCATCAGTGCGCCGGATAGTGCAACTGACGAAGAGTTAAATGAATTTGCTAAAGTTATAGGTAATGTATTTGACCAGAAGGCTATGGTTACCTATGACGAAGACAACACAACGTCAGACTCTCAAAATGGATTTGTATCAGTCATCATTCCAAATGGAATGGATGATCAAACATTAACCAATCTTAGAGATCATATTGCCAAGGAAGTGCCTGAAGCAAATGCAGATACAGTACGTGATGGAAAGATTCACTTTGGAAACTTCTCTAAGTACACAGACAATGAAATTTCTGATGAACAATATTACAACAATATAAAAGATGCTATTGCTAATTTTGATTACGATGGTATTATTGATGTTCAAAAACCAATTCAATTCCATAGCGAGTTGATTGAACCTACAAACAGGGAAGAGTATTTAGAAGGAACAAGATATGGCACAGATCAGGGAAGTAGAGAGAAAGCCGGGGGAGACGATCTTTGGAGGCAAGGGCGTAATAGGCTTGAAGCCGTTTCAGAAGATGCAATCAAACTCAGGAACAATTGGATTGAGTCCAGAACAAAGTCTAGCGAGGGCGGCAGAAGCGGCGCTACTACGTTCCCCAATGTTGAAACCGAATACGGAACACCAATAGAGAATGCGTCAAGCGCAGTCGGTGTACATTTTAGCAAGCAAAAACGTGGCACTATCGTATCTAAGTTCTATGGCACTGGTCTTAAAGGACTAGAAGGAAAACGTCTTAGTGAACCCGCTAACAAAGACATCAAAGACCGTATCTACTTTTATGTAGATAAAGGCAAAGGTATTGTTCCTGAATCAGGAGTTGGTAACGCAGCTCATGTAGTGCGTTTAAACAATCTTTACGACACAGTCAAAGATCCACTTAAGATTATTAAAAACAATAAAGGTGAAACTGAAAACGATCGTGCATCTAACCTAGAGCGTAATATAAAGAATGCAGGGTTTGATGGATATGTATTCATGGATCCATTGCAAAGCCAAGGCTATGCCGTATTGGTTGGCGACCATAACATATCTGTACCACCAAGCAGAGCCAGCCTAAAGGCTCCAGAAACTCCTGCGTTTAAACGTTTCTTTGGCGACAGCAAGATAACCAATGAGAACGGTGAGCCAATGGTTATGTACCATGCCACCAATTCAGACTTCAATGTATTCAACCGCTCTGATGACGGCAAGCTGGGTGAAGGTATATACAGTACGTCTATACCTGAGTATGCAAATGAGTTTGCCCCAAAGGGCAACATCATGCCTTTGTATGTTCATGCGGAGAATCCATTTGTAATCAATGTAACCCGTGCAGATAAAGCTCCTTCAGAAAGATTTTCCGGTGATATCAATAAAGCAATGGTTAAAGCCGTTGCAGATTTCACTGATGGCAAGACTAGGTTAATGGATTTAGAAGGCAATCAGGTTAGAGAGTTGTTTGAAAAGAATGGGTACGATGGCATCATGGTCAAGGACGACCAAGGCAACATTGTTGAAGCCAATGTGTTTACACCAACACAACTTAAGTCTGCCATAGGCAACACTGGCACATACAGCATTAGTAATCCTAATATTAGGTACAGCCTTGCATCTAGACTCCAGACCATGCCCAACAGCGCTGCTGGTGAAAAGCGTGTAAACGAAACAACCACTACCAGAGATGAAGTGGGTCATGCACAGAGGATGATCCAAGCTATTCAAGGAGACACCTTCTCTAAGATACGTCAAAGGTTCTTTAACAGATACCAACGTATTGGTGAGTTTGATAAGCGTGTAGCCAAGATGAAAGGCGTTGTTAAGCTATTGGCTGACACTGCGGCAGAGTCTGCGGCTTTGATGTCTGACTACGCCAATGGTGTAGCCTACAAGGCTCTAGGATTTAACGGCAAGGGTGGAGTGCCAGAATTTAAAAATCAGGTTGTTACGGTCAACCAGACGACCAAAGGGCCAGTGGAGATATTTGCCACGTTGGCTAAGTTTGGCGATCCAAAGATCTATCAATACTATCAATTCTGGTCTGGTGTTCAACGTGGTTCTAGATACATCAAAAACAACAATGGTGTCTATGAAGAGAAACTTTTCAACCAACCCGCAGACATTCAATTAGCCAAAGACTACGAGAAAGCTTTCCCTGAGTTTGTACAGGTACAGAAAGAATGGATTGAATACAACAACGGATTGGTTAAGTTCTTGGTTGACACAGGTGTTCTATCTGCCGCCCGTGCCAATGAATTTACAAAGTATTCAGATTACATTCCTTTCTATCGTCAGTTTGATGATGAGACAACAATTGGCCCACAACTGTTCCAGTCTATGTCTGCGGTTAAAGCTCCTAAACGGGCGAAAGGTGGAGAAGCTCCACTGGCTGACTTCCTTGAGACCATCGTTAGGAATACCCAATCATCCGTACAGGCGGGTATGAAAGCCGTTGCCGCAAAGAGAGCAATTGACAATGCCTTGTTGTTAGGCGAAGCCGAGCAAGTTACAGCCAACGAGCGTAGTAAGTTTGATGTAATCCAAGTTTATGATAAGGGTGAACTTAAGTTTTACCGTGTAAACGATCCGCTGTACCTTGAAGCGATGAAAGGTTTAAACCTACCTGAGATACCTTTCCTTGGTATCTTAGCCAAACCAGCCGATTGGTTACGCACTTTTGTTACCAAAGAGCCGGGCTTTATGTTAGCCAACATGATGAAAGACTCAATGCAGACTTACATCACAAGCGGCTCAAACATGAAGCCAATCATTGAAACTGCGGCTAACTTTGCCACTGCTCTGGCGGGTAAGAATCCTACAGTTGAAAGATTAAAAGCAGCGGGTCTGGGTGGCAATGCTCACTTTGTTGGAGACATTGCCAAGAGCGGTGAAGACTTTGCCAAGATGTTGCGTAAGCAATCAGGTAAACAAACAACCACAGAGAAGGCGCTGAAGCCGTTTACATCCCTCTGGGATGCGTTGGGACAGGGTACTGAAGCATCTGACCTAGCTACCCGTGCCGCAGTCTATGATAGGGTTATGGCAGAGACACAGAATGAAGCTGAGGCTATCTTCCAAGCGGTGGAAACCATGAACTTCTACCGTCATGGTAACTCTGCGATTGTCCGTATCCTTACCGCCGTCACGCCATTCTTGAATGCTAGGATGCAAGGTTTGGATGTGTTCTACCGTGCAGGTTTTGCCCCGACCGTTGCCAAGTTGACGGGAAGGGGAGACCAAGTTACCCAAGCTGATTTAGACAAACAAAAGACATTCATGATCCGAAGCGCAGGTGTAGTTGCTATGTCAGTAGCTTACTGGGCGCTTACACATGATGATGATGAGTACAAGAAACAAGAACAGGAAACTAGGGATAACAATTGGTTAATCCCTGCACTGGGAATAAAGATACCTATCCCATTCGAGGTTGGATTCCTGTTCAAGGTACTGCCCGAGCGGATCATGGAATACACAATGGGTGGCGATACAGGTCAGGACTTTGCAAAGTCCATGTACAGAGGGATAGAACAGACCATTGGTCTACAGTTCCCACAAGCAATTCTTCCTATGCTTGAAAACTCTGTTAATTATTCATTCTTCACTCAAAGGGCTATCGTGCCTCCGGGTCTCGAGAATGTAGATCCAGAGTTTCAAGTCGGGCCATCTACATCCAACGTGGCTGAGATGATTGGTAAATCTATAGGTAGTTCCCCTATGAAGGTTGATCACCTCATCAAAGGTTACACAGGAACCCTTGGCATGTATTTGGTTGATGTTATTGACTCAGTGATGGATATCAACAGCAACGTACCCAAAGCGTCTAAACGCTTTGAGCAGATGCCATTCATCAAGAGGTTTGCTTTAGATCCAGAGGCACGGGGAACGGTATCCTCCTACTATGAACTAAAGAACAATGTGGATCAGGTGGTAAGAACCATCAATCTTCTAGAGAAGAACGCTGACTTTGAGAACCTACCACAGTACGCTCAGGACAATGCGGGTCTGTGGGCAACCCATGACTTTGTCTTGTCCTTGGATAAACAGATGAAAGAATACCAACAGTATGCAACCATGATCAGAAACTCTGGCATGGACGCAGATGAAAAGAGAGATGCTCTAAGTGCTGTCCATGAAGCGCAGAATGCCCTGACATCCAATATCCAGTACATCAGGAAGATGATAAGCCAACAATAGAATTCTCAAAGAGCCAGCCTATCGTTTTACGATGGGCTGCCTCCCACATGTTTACACGCTCTTCCTTGGACATCTTGCTACCCTGATCCAGATCTGCGTGGCATGTATAACATAACGCCGCAATCCTGTAGTCATGAGCCTTCAGACCCCGCCCTTTGCCATCCCTCAGTTGGTTGGAGTGAGCGGCGACTATCGTCCCGTCATCTGCCCCACAATGCTGACAAGGAGAAGATCTTACGCTTTTTAACAGGTTCGGGTTCCTGTACATTCCTGTTTGATACAAAGACTATCTCCTCAGTTCCTACTTGCTTGGTACTAAATCTATGTCCGTTTAAACATATCCTTCTCCTGCGGTCTTTTCTTGTCTCCAGCACCCGGGTAGGTTCGCTGCATTTAATGCATTTAAACGTCATCATCTTCCCAGTAAATATCATCTTTCCAGACTAGCACTGGAGTGGTTTCACCCAAATACCCACCTTCGATATTGAACTCGATGAACTCTCTGGCTTCATCTGCATCCATACCATCCCTTTTCATCAGGATGTTTCTGATCCCCTCTGCATCATAAACCAAGACTTGAACCTGTGTCTGGTCTCTCCATATAAATGCGGGGCCAATGATAGCCTCGTCATAACCATCGTATTTAATCATCAAAATCTCCTTGGTGTGGCGGGAAACATTTTTCATAGAACCCTTTTTTTCTATCCCAATCCCATCTCTCCCATGAGTAGTAGATAACCTTCAATCTTTTGTTGGAGTATCTCCATAGGGTTCTCATGTGTTCTTCTCCTTTAGTATGGATTCAATGTACCGAATGAAGTCTTCGGGGTACATATCTGTGGTGTGGATTCCAAGTCCGGCAATATCCTCATTGGTCAGCCCTACCCATTCCTTTTTGCAGAAACCACCGTAGTTAGAACACATTTCGCTTTGCTCTATCTGTCTCTTACGCCATCCTGATTCCATTTCAATCCGTTTAAACTCATCGTCTTCTTCTGTTCTCATTGGTTATCCTCCTTTAGTTTGGCTACCACTTCTGTCTCAACAAATGATTTTGCAACATCAAATGCCACAACAACAAATGCAATAGGAATCATCAACCACACAAGGGGTATTAAAATAAATTTCATGTGTTCTTCTCCTTCAGCTTGGCTTCTACGGCTTGGTAAATATCTTTGGTATTGAAAGTTCCCATTAGGCGAACTTTTATTTCTTCATGTAAACCATCAATCTCCTCATCCGACAGTCCTACCCATGTGCGTTGTGGTGATGTGTAGAGCTTTGTACCAATAGGCAATGCAGGCTCATGCCACCAAGAATGCGTTACATCTGCCCCCGATTCAGATATGACTGTTGCCACAGGCTTATCTTTTGTTTCTGTTTGTGCAATAAACTTTTCAGCACACGCAACGCAATACAACGCATGACCACCATCAGCACCACATTCAGCACACGATACAGGTTTATCTTTTGTTTCTAGTTGTTCTTTATAGGTAGATTTAGATGCCATGTTTTGTACATCTTTTGTCATTTCTTCGTACTCAATGATTGCTCTAGCAAACAATACAGGAAAGTCAGCCGTGCCAGTCCCTTCAACCAGACCCTCTGCTTTGCCACTCATGTGCAAATAAATGTTGTGTATTTCTTCATCAGTCATGTGTCTTTTCTCTCACGAATATCTTGAGCAATGCTTTGTTGGGCATAAAAATATCCTTTTTTTATATTTTCATTTTTATCATCCAACATTCTATTTTCTGCAATCTTTGCACACGCTTCACGCTCAAGAGCTATTGCTACATCAACTGCTTTCTCAGCCGCTTTCATTGCGGCATCAATTAATCGTTCACGTTCATGCTCCGCCACCAGTTTGGCAAATGTTTTTAATAATTTAAAATTCCCATCAAGCGTCATGATTGCTGGGTTCATTCCTGCTTGCACTCCAATTTCTAAAATTTCTTCATCAGTCATTCTTGTCCCCTTGCTCTGATTTTGTCCGCAATGATTTCAGAATAATTACGCTCTGCCCCCTCAGCATATTCATCCGCCACCTTTGCACACGCCTCACGCTCACGCTCTGCTATTTGCCACTCAAGCTCGTCAATCATATCAACAATAGCGTCTCCATGACCCGTAGCAAAACCTCTGTGCATAAACCAATCAGCCACCGTTACACGTTCAGTGTCTAAACGTTCCCGCAGCTCTAACACAGCCAACGCCAATAGCTGTTCAAACGAATCATCATCAGCAAAGCCAGCCACCGCTTCCTCTGCCACTTCAATTGCCTTGTTTAAATCTGCGTCAGTCATTTGCTTTCTCCAGAATATGCAATCTCTTTGGTTGCTATCTTTTTAAGTTCCCTTTGTTCAGTTCTCATCATGCCCGCCAACATTGATATTTTTGCTTGTGCATCTGCGTTTCTTTTTCTTCCATCGTCCGTTAATAACGCAGTCTTTGTAAAACTTACATTCATGGACATTTTCTTCATCTCTCGACCAATTGCTTTGATTCCGGTTTCAACTGCGTAAGTAGTTTGTGATTCAGGGTCAATCACCACATAACTACCTTTGTTATCTGTTACCAATAACATGCAGTGTGCAGTTAACAAAGTGTCCCTAATCTCTGATATGCAGGTCAATAGCTCCAAATCATATTTGCGAACGTCCTCGACTGTTACAGGAGCCTCCAAACCACACAAACCAGCCAAGTGTTTCTTGCTGATTGTGCTACCGTAAGTCAAGCCACTATCTAATAAAGTCTTGACTGCTTGTTTCCATGCGGGATATAAAGTTGTTTCCATTTATACAAACTCCACATTGAAACGACCAAAGCGTGGACGATAGTCACCCAATCCAATCAAAGCTCCGGCATCGGTAATAGCTTTCTTTACTTCACTAATGTTTACCACATCTTCATTGACCATGACCGTAGCGTTTAAACTCCACTGTCTAAATATAGGACGGTAACGAATGATCTTAGCCATTCCCACCTTTACTCCTCTAGCATCAATATAGTCTGGTTTTTCCCACAGCTTTTCAGGTGTTAACTTCTCAAATCCAATAAGGGGCAGCTCGTCTTCAAGAACTTGTACGCCCTGTTTAAACTTAACACCAAGCTTCTGCAACTTAGCTGCGGCTATTAAACATGAATCTAAATTCTGGGCTGGCATAAAGAATCCTGTTCTAGCATTCCAATAACATCCACCGATAAACTCGCTCTTAGCTATGGCAATTTGATCATCATCAGTTTTCTTACGCTTGCCTGTTAACTCTTTATGAGCCTTGGTTAAAGGATCAAGAGGGTTAGCGAAACGGTCTGAATGCATAAGCATTGGGGATTTACCTTTGATTTCTATAGCAATTGATTTCATTTTGTTTTCCTTTAAGTTAGTTGATGCACTCTTGCATCGAGTAAAGTACTCATTGAATACCTTACCCGCTACATTAGCCCATGCCCTACCACTGCTAGCCAAGCCTTTCCGCTGCCTGCTTTGCCATACCGCATAGTGTTGCCACCGAAAAGTTACCTCGTAAAGTAACTTCCCGCTGTAAACAGCCCTCACCAGACCCCGCCTCTCCTCACCGTTCCGAGGCTTTCCCGACCGTAATACCCGAAGGAATACTATTGCTAGTACTCTATCGGCTATTTTGTAGCCCTTGCCCGACCCCATCGCACCGTACCATACCGAGCCTGACCGAGTACCTGAAGAGACACTCATTGAATGTCCAATCAGCTATTGAGTAGCCCTTGCCTAACCTTTCTACACCGTGCCACGCCGGAGCCAACCGCATCCTGCCAAACACTCGAAAAAACACTCGTAAGAATGTTCAATCGGCTGTTGTCAGCCCTTACCAAACCGTGCCGCACCTCACCCCATCTGACCAGACCGTACCTTATTTTCCATCTCCCCATGTCCAAACAATAAACCAAAACATCAATCCAATTCCACAAACACCAACAAAGATAAGCACCCAAGTTATTAGGTTCATAACAAAATCAAACATCAGGTTCTCCTATGCGTTTAATTGACAACCTCACTTTATCTTCTATTGCAAGAATGACTGACTCTGGCATGTCATCATCAATATTTGCTTCCTTGATACGATCTTCAATCCACCGCAGTGTTTCATGCATTTGATCTGCGTTGATTGCTAGGCGGGCTTTCATCTCATCTTCTGGGTAGTTAAACGACATTGTTAAGTGCATCTTCATTCCTTTTTCCTTTCTGTTTGAGCAACCATTTATCTCCCACCATCCGAATAGCTTTGACCCATTTGCGTTGGTTAGCTCTGTTCTCTTGGTAGGATAGGTAATCCACGTTATACAGTTCCCGTACCTTCTTCAGCATTGATATGTTCATAATGATCCTTTAGCCTGTCCGGCATCTTTGACCCTATCCAAAAGCCACGGTCGTTTACACTCATCCCCGCAGCCAGCATTTCGTCTTTGTTCATGCACCTTCTGTTTACACCATGCTTGCCAATCCTGTGCATTTCAAAAGGTCTGTTACTGTTAAAGAGTTCCTTGCATATGGTGCATTGATTCTTGTCCCCTTTAAGTATTCTCATTGGTCATCCTTAAGTGAATCAACTCTTCTTCAATAAGCTCTGCCACTGATTTACCTGATGGGAACCTCATCTGCGCTCCTTGGATATCATGGATCTTGTGGATACATGCGTTTACACCTTCATTGAACCCGGCACTAAAAGGATCTCCTTTGGCAAACTTAGAATGCAAAGATTCCCTAATGACATGAGCCATAGGTACTCTGCTCTTCTTAGCATAAGCCTTGAGCCTAATGATGTCCTTTTGTTCAAGGTAGGTCATGACTGGTTGATATTTAGAAAGACTCATTGTTTCCCCATTCATCGAACACTTTAATTAAATCATCAAACCGTTCTTGTGCCTTCTTATTACCATTAAGTTCTGAGCGAGATTCAATACGACAGTATCGACATACGGCATTAGCCGCACCGTCCTCACCCTCTTCATTAGATAAATTTGTAGCTACAAGAAACGTTTGAAACGTAGAGTCTCGGCAGAGCATCCCCGCCTTTTGGACTCTATTGTTGTATGGAATGGCTGACTCATCGTCTGCAATACGTTGCATAGCCACTGCATATCTAGCCCCAACAAAGTCACGCAGAATCTCTTCTGGGACTTCATCGGGATGCATAGCAAGCGTTAAGATAAAACCTGTGCGGTCTTGCTTTAACGCTATCTTTCTAGCTTCAAACTGAAGAGCCATCAGAATGGATCTTCTTCGTCTTGTGATTGATGCTCTTGGCGAATCGTTGTACCCTCTTCTTTAGGCACGTAACGGTTCACTCGTAGGGATAGGTAGGTCTTACCGTTTTTATCGGTCTTCTTCCACCCAGAGAGCTTGATCACGTGGTTGCCGTTCTCAATCTTAATGGCAGTCATGTCTTTCATGTTGACATGGATCTCACCCCAATAGTCTGCGGCGTTGGGATTGGTCTTTGCGGCTGATGCTTTGAACGTACCTGAGTCAGGCTTTTGAACGTAAGGGCCATCAAACTTCTTGTCGTTACTCATATGTTTTCCTTCTGTTGTTTAAACTTTAACTTTAACTCTGTGAAATGATTCTTTACTTTTTCGTAAAGATCGGGATGCGAAACCTTCAAGGCATCTAGTTGAACTTGATTGCTCTTCCAGTAACCCTGTAGGTCATTTGTGCTTTGAACGTGCCACGCTTTGTCAGCGTACTCGATCATTGCTTCTGCAAAGAGTTCTCTACTGGCATCGTCAGAGGGAACCCCATCAACAACCTTAGCTATTGCCTTGGTTATAATCTTCTCTACCTTCTCCTGCTGTTCTTGTTTAAACGCAACATCCGCAGCTTCTTCTGGTAAATCCTCACCCGCATAGATGTACAGACCCAAACCATGCAAAGCAATTGCCTTGGTCATGCACCTCATGATTGATGTATTGACTTGGAATGCATCAGGATTGGGAATAGGTTTATTCCTGTAATCCATGACTGGCAACATACAAGTACGTCCTTGGTCAAACATGGTGACGCTGACCCAGACCATGCCTGTGCCGTTGACATCCATGTATGGCTTGCCCTCAAAGTGATGCACCGTGAATGTGGCTTTAGGATCAGCCTTTAAGACCTCAGCCCATGCCCACGCCCAAGAGAGATAAGTTAAGTTATTCTTTTTCTCGGTATGGTCATTGACATTAATCTTCAGCAGATCCAGTGGCGATTTGGGACTGGTACTGACTACACCACTCGGCAACTCCGCAGTAGTTTCCTGTGCATCTGATGGCTTCGCCTTTTCTAGTTTCGACATATCCTTTTTCCTTTTCTGCCAACTCTGTGGCTTCCTCAATTGTTTTAAATAACTTGATCGCAGTCTTGCGACCCTCCCTCTTGACGGCATAGACTGTTTCCCTCTGCCATCTTTCCTCATCGGAGCAGAGCGGTAGCTCTTCCCCAAAGTCTGCGGACACCCTTGCATCCCTGTGTATATCTAATCTGCCCCTGACGTACTTCTCGGTGGTCACTGCGTCCCAGATGGGGATGTCAATCATATGCACTGGAGCCTCGGGGTATCCCTCCTTTTTCTCATGCCTACTAAAGTCCCGTATAAAGGAACAGATCTGTAGCCCAACAACTTTACGTTTCTTTACCGTCTCGACCAACCATTTGTAGACATTTAACTGTTGCTCCCACTCGAGCTTGTCTTGCATAACCGCCCACGCAGATGTGAACTTGTAGTCAATGATCACAATCCCTTCAGGGGTTTCTTTCTGTAGATCGATCTGACCTGATATGGTCATCTCGTCCATTGACGTAAAGAGCCTTTCCTCCATGATGTACCCATCGGTAACACCACGCTCCATAACCACGTGCAATGCACTCCCCAGTAACTGCCAAAGCATGTCCGATACGTCTTGGCTAACCTTCTCGTCATACTTCTCTCTAAGCCTTCTGATGCGAGGAGGAGACATCAACTCGGTTACGCTATACTGAGATGCGCCTTTTGAGTAATAATCTCTTGTCGCTAAAGTCATCAACGTTTCTGGAACGTTATGTTTGTTTGTTACTTTCATCATTCCCTTTCTAGGTTGTTATATGCATGATCACAATGATACTACTATTAATACAGAATTGCAATCAGTTTCATTATATATTTTAGGTGAGCCTGCAAGTAAAGCAAATTCTCGTAGGGTGGTGCGTTTTAACAACATGTCCAGACTAATTAAATCTGCCAAGGCATTGAGCTACAGCGAAGTGTTTAAACAACAATGCAAGCCGCTGGCTGTGCTGATGACTGGGGATTTAAAGATTACCATGACCATCTACTATGCGTCACGCAGACCAGACTTAGATGAGAGTCTTATATTGGATCTGATGCAAGGGCTGATATATGAGAACGACCGACAGGTCAAGGAGAGGCATACCTATTGGGGACTTGACAAAGAGAACCCAAGGGCAGAAATCATTATTGATCAGTTAGAAAAAAAAGAACCTCGGACTAAGCGAGGTTCAAATACTCAACCAAAGGAAAGGAAAAGCAACTAACGGGGTTAGTATAACAGACTATGGCAACCTGTAAATATTTGTGCTAACATTTATTTACCAAGAAGAATGGGGATTGCCTCCCGCCTAGATCAAGGCGAGATAGGGCAACAGATCTGTGTAATTCTAGACAAACCACAGACTCATAACCTAGATACCAATCCCCATCCTTGTTGGTGTAAACGGGTTAGTGCCGTGGTCTGAAGATATTAAAGAGTGTTGTTCGACCGCCCTTGCTTTATAGGAGACACCAACAACCCTTCAGTTTACTCAGGTACTTCACGTACCTATTTTTTTGTTATATACTGCATTCACATTGCTGTCGGAGGCGATGGTGAAACCGTTTAGGGATGTGTTCTGCTTTATCTAATCCAATTGAGAGGTATTAGGTAAGGCTCCGACCAGAATACATCACCTAAGCGGTTTTTTTTATGGGTGAAAGGTTTTGTCTGGCGGCTCTAACGACATCGTAGCGGACAAGATACAAGCGTTACTAGTAGGGTAAGAGGATGTAACAACGCAATACAGGCGGCGAAGCCAGAACCTGTTCCTCGAAAGTCTGGCGAGTCACGTGGCTCCAGAGAGCATGGTGTAAAGGGCTTAGGGTAGGGCTAAGTCCGTCCACCAAAGAGCATCCCCCTAAAGGGATGCGATGGAATACAGCAGAACAAAGGCACAGGTAGGGGTATCACTACCTATGCAACAAATGAAAAAGATCTTTAGTCAAGAGTTACACAATCAATTTGATGGCTACGGTAAGCGGTCGGTGAAAAAATATTTCATGTCCCGCTATGGTATCTATTTGCTTGAGAATGAAGACCGCTATGCGGTCGATATGATTGCATACAAAGACGGCACAAAACTTGGTTATGTAGAGATAGAAGTTAGGGAATCTTGGAGTGCTGATTCATTCCCTTTTGATAGTCTTCACATCCCCGAGAGAAAGGGTAAGTTATTATGTAATGATTTAAAAACTGTGTTAGTGTCGGTTAATAAAATTGGTAGCCGAGCCTTCATTTGCAAGGCTGATATTATTCTAAACTCGCCAATGAAAGAGCGCAGAAACAAGTATGTTGAATCAGGTGAAAAGTTTTACTTGGTTGACCCATCTAAGATTCAGTTAGTTAACTTAAAGGAAGAGCAATGACTAGAAATTACAAACAAGAATACACAACTCAAAAATCAAGGGGTGAGCATGAAGACAGAATGGAGCGACAACGAGCCAGACGAAAGCTCGATGCCAAAGGAGTTTCAAGAGCGGGCAAAGACGTTGCCCACGTCAAAGCCCTGTCCAAGGGAGGCTCAAACAAAGACGGTGTTAGGTTGGAGCCACCGAGTGTTAACAGGTCATTTAAGAGAAAAGCAGACGGATCAATGAAATGAACGCAGACTTTATCAGTCAATTCAATTTCCTAGATAGCACCAGAATAGCTTGCCCTGACTGTTCAACAGACAGGAAGAAAACAAACAATAAAGACATGAAGCTGACCCGTCAACCAGACGGGGCAATCCTCTATCATTGTCACCACTGCAACACCAATGGATCAGTTCAACCCAAGGAGAGATACGTGTCAGCCGTACCTAACATAAAGATAACAGAAAACAAACTAACGACCCCTCATTATGAATGGCTAAAAACGAGGGGGATCACACAACAGACCGCAGATAAGATGAAACTGTTCGCAGCGGATAGATTCTTTGGTCGTTTAAACAAAACCAGCGCAGCCATCGGATTTCCTTATTACAGGAACGGGGCTTTGGTGGCAGTCAAGTACCGAGCTTTCCCCGAGAAAGACTTCACACAAGAATCAGGCGGGGCGCATGATTTCTTTGGAATAGATTTGGTAGAGAAGGGTAAACCCTTAATCATTGTAGAAGGAGAGATCGACTGTCTGACCCTTATGGAGATGGGCATTGAGAACGTGGTATCTGTACCTAGCGGAGCGCCTATCAAGGTGGCTGATGGCAAGGTACTACCCATCGAAGATAAACGGTTTGCCTATGTATGGAACGCAAGGGACATCATTGATGAAGCACCGTATGTTATCTTAGCCACAGATCAGGACACTGCGGGACAGGCACTGGCAGAGGAACTCGCAAGACGTATAGGTAAAGAAAAATGTAGGCTGGCTAAGTTTGACAAGAAGGATTTAAACGAGGTCTATCTGGATGACCCTTTTAGGATTACCGATATCATAGATGGCGCAACGCCTTACCCCATCTCGGGGTTGTCAGAAGCAAAGACCTACGAGGATCGTTTAAACGACCTATACGCAGCGGGAACGGGGAAAGGTTTTAGCACAGGCTATGGCTCTCTTGACCATGTTTACACCATTGCACCAGCACAACTCTCTGTCATCACAGGTTACCCTTCATCAGGTAAGTCCAACTTTGTGGATCAGTTGATGGTCAACCTCGCCCGAAAGGACGATTGGAAGTTTGCCATCTGTTCCTTTGAGAATCAGCCCGAGATCCACATCTCTAGACTCATGGAGATCTATACGTGTAAACGGTTCTTTGACGGAAAAAATAGAATGTCTCAGGATGAGAAAGACCAAGCGTTTAAATGGGTCAACGACCATTTCCTGTTCATCGATACCAATGGCGAAGAACCATCAACCCTAGACAGTATCCTTGAGCGGGCTAAGGTGGCGGTTAAAAGAATCGGGGTAAGGGGATTGGTCATCGACCCCTACAACTACATCGATATGCCTAGAGAATCGACCGAGACCGAGGCGATCTCTCACATGCTATCCAAGGTGCAGAGGTTCATCAAAGCTCATGATCTGCATTGTTGGTTCATTGCTCACCCCTCTAAGATTCAAAGGAGCGGGGTAGAACAACCCCGCCCTGATGGCATGTCGATCTCAGGATCAATGGCATGGTGGGCTAAAACCGATTGCGGGGTGACGGTGCATAGGACAGACCACGCAGTAGAAATAGCCGTATGGAAGTGTAGGTACAGGTGGGTAGGAACTCAAGGTGAAACGACCCTTCTGTACAATAAGACATCAGGGACGTATTCCGAGAACTTGGATTCGTTCTAGGGTTTAAACGGTGGCTCACGGGACGAGCTTCTGCTGGCTGCTGTTGTGTTTAAACGCACCACAGTTTCCAGCCAGAATGCCACGTTTAAACAATATCCAGACAGCCCCTGCAACATGGAGTTAAAAATTGTTTAAACAAAAAATCTAAACCCGGAACTAAATCTCCGCCCGGGCTAGTAAAACTGTTTAAACGTAGGTACATTCTGCGCCCACCCATAAATGAAAAAACCCCCTAAAGAGGGGGTTAAGTTATTTCCTAGCTTTATGTATGGCAGTGGATATGTTGTCAAATATCCCCTGATGCCTTGGTATTCGATCTGAACCCATCCTGTACAACCTCCATCTCCCATCGTACTTGATGTACTTCTCATGGGTCTTTAGGTATCTCTCATCGTCTATCAGGTCTATGATGTTGTCCAAGGCATATGTAGTCTTTAAGAACGTAGGGTCTCTGCACGTAATGGCTTTGACTCTCAATGCAGTTCCTTCTCATCAGGACGCTCGGTCATTGCCGTGTAGGTCAAGTAACAGGCTTTGAGAAACCCATCAGCATCGACCCCATCGTGCAGTGCAATATTAACTGCAAGCTTTAAGAGGACTGCAAAGTCCATCTCAGGCGGTGTATCGTGTTTCAGGCATACATCCGCAATGTCATTGCCAAGCGACTCCATTCGTTCTCTGATTTGATCTATTTCACTCATATACCCTCCACTTGTTTAACGATATCCATTGCATCGGGATTGTCCTTTGCAAGGGTCTTGATGATTTCATACATCTGCGGTGCATTGGCAATCAGCCTAGCGTTTTCTCTCTGCGCTTCGATTGTCAGGACTTTACTTGTGCAATCGGCAATCATGACATCACCGATTGAATTGTATTCCCACACTGTGTTCTTATGGGGTGAACCAACCCACCACTGTTTAAACATATGCTCTCCAATACGCCATATCTAAAAACAAAACAACAAAAGCAATGACATACATCACCGTTAAGATCTTCTCTACTGGTCTCATAATTCATTGTTCCTTTCCTCGACCAATTCATTGATCCAATCATTCATGTATTCAGACTCGGGTGCATCGTTTCTCTCTTCTATTGACCCGTCATTCCAATACAAGTTAACCGACCATCCAGTGACTTGCTTATTGGTCTTCATCATCAGTCGATGGTGCAAGGCATTGTCCCGCATGATGTGGTTGAATGCCCCCCGCTCATCGTCCTCGAGGTCATCGAGGTTCTCAGCCATGCTGATCAATGCATCATTGTAGGTTTCATAACCGTTGTCATTGCGATAGACCCTGACGGTCTCAACCGCAGATGCATCTGTATGTATGTAAGGTGTTCCCATTATTCCCCCTGTACTTGGTTGATTGCGTTGTCGATAACGTCCCAGTTAATCCCGATGTTTGCATCATGTGCGGAAACAATTAACTGCATGACCTTATACACTTGATGGTCACTTAAGTTAACCCCTTTGTTCTCGCATTGAATTAAAACATCCTCTTCATGCCAATCAGATCTAATGACCCACTGACCGCTTTCACGTACAAGTGTTGCCATGTTAACGCTCCCAATATAAAAAAGATTCAAGATTTTCTTCTAGACCAAGCAAAGAACGAAAGTCAACCGTTGTACTAAACACCGTTTGATATTCATCAGGGTTTTTAGAAGTGTTAAGTTGACTCTCTAGCCTAAGCTCATACATATCTTTCATGCTCTCTAACTTTTGTACGTTTAAACGCAACTTATAGTTATCGGTTTGACTGAGTATGACTTTCATTATTTCCCCCTGATTAAAATGATTGCAATCAAGATGACTGCGAGTAAAAAACAAATGCGACTGACTGTTTCAAATTTCATATCAATAATCCTCCTCGATTGGTTCATCAATGTCAGCTTGAGTGTAGTGACCCAAAACAACAGGGTTGTATTTTGAAAGCACCTCATCGATGCACTTGTCACAGACCCGAGCAAGTGGTATGCCCTGTCCATCATTCACCCACCAACTGTCCTCTTTTTTGTGATCGCATCTCATGATTGCACCTCCTCTACACTTGGGACTTTGCCTGTTAAGTTGAATAGACCCCATGCCTTGCAACAGTGGCACTCAGGCTCAAAGTCATCACACTGAACCCCCCAGTATTCAACCATGTTGGCGAGTGGCACTGCCATGCTCGGAACTCTACGTCTAATACCCCTGATTGCCATTGGATTGTTGTTGTCAATTACCATGATTCCCCCTTATGTTAATTGTTGAATTGCATTGTCTATAACGTCCCAATTGATGCCAATGTTTGCATCGTGACTCTTCATAATAAGCTTGAGGATTTCATAAGATTGATCGGGTGTTAACTCGATACCAAATGAATACTCCGCTTGATGTTTGATGTCAGCCTCAGTCCATCTCTCGACAATTTCCCACTCGCCTGTTTCGTTTTTAATTAACTTCATGCTACTCCCCTTTGTTAAGTTTATTAAGACCCACTACTTCTCTGCGCTTTGCTTGTCTCTTCATGATGACGATAGCCCTTGCACCGTACTTGTTGCCTGATTTAGGAGCGCAACATGAGCATGAGAACCCCCCATGCCCAATGACCGTGAAACGTTTGTAATTACCTTTCATGATTCCCCCTTATGCTACTAGTTTGATTTGTTTAAACGATGCGGTTGCCAACTCTTTGATTTTCAAAATGTTGACGTGCTTGTCATAGACCTTTGCCACATCGACCCCGATACCCACACCAACCGTTGTGATGCCTGAGCGGTTGCCTTGGTTGATCTGTTGCTTGACCATGTCAACGTGACCCTCGCCATCGGTCAACACAAAGCACACCTTGCGAGTCTCAGGGCGAGCAAGCAATTGCTCATGAGCGAACCTGATGGCAAAGTAATCATTGGTCGAACCGCCTGTGTTGAAACGTCTCATGATGTTCTTAGCCTTAATGACAGGGGTGTTGAAAGGTATCAGCACCGATGTGTACTGATCAAATGTGATCACTTGCACCGCCACGCCCGCCTGAGTCAATGTCTCATAGAGTGCATAGGTTGTCTCAATAGCCAGTTGATCTTTGTTTCTCTCATCCATCGACCCTGATGCATCGAGGACAATCGACACCGCAGAATTGATACCGCCCTCTTCATGATGACGTTTAAACACATGTACATTACCAGTGCTGATCGATGCGAGCGCAGAGGTGTTGATCTTGCCTGATCTGCGTCCCATTTGGAATTCATCAAGCCCGCTATTCTCGAACAACATTCTCACCTCATGTCTAAGCTTGCTCGGCACGTTGACGTTGATCTCTCTAAAAGCTTGGTGCTTTGTGTGGTAACCACTGTCCTCCAAATTAACGTCCTTCGAGTAACAACCAAGACCGCCCTTTTCTTTCGGCACATCTGCGGTTGGCTCGACTTCACGTGCTTGCTGACCACGCACTGGGCGGGTTGCTACAGGCTTGTTTGAGCCGTTTTCGCCATCAGGTGTACTCTCACCCTCACCCTCGCCCTCTTGATCGCCTGTAGAGGGTTCTGAGCCGTCCTGAGTGCCTTTTTCGGGGGTAGGGTTGCCCTTGGGGTTGGGGTTGGTCGGTGCTTGCTCGGGCAGTTGCATCAATTGCTCATAAACCCACTCAGCTATCGCCAAGGTGTCATAAGAGCTATTCGCAGAATCAACCCGATCACTTGCGTGTTGGAAAATCTCTTCAAGTCCCTGAGCCAAGGGTACTGGTTTCGCATATCTACGTCCAACGCAAGCCAAGGCAAATGGATATTGAGCGGGATCTGCCCAGTCGATGCCGTGACCCTCGCTCTCAGCAATGATCTGATTGATCAGCTTGGTGAAGATCGACTCGACATTACCAAGCATCGTGTTGCTAATGGCTTTGCGCTCAATCCAAATGTCTTCTACTGCATTGTGCAACTTATCTAAATATTGGTCATTGCCACGTACACTGAAGTCAGTGTACTTGACATGGCACAACTCATGAATGACAAAACCAACGTAACGCTCGAGGAAAGCCTGAGAGAAAACCGCATCATCTGCGACATCTGCCAACTCGACAACACCGTTGGAATAGACTCGGGCAGTTGAGATGTTCGACCACTTGATGTGTCTGATTTTCAGAGATGAATTGCTAGAAATTTTGCGGAGGATATTTTCAACCGCTGATTTGAATACGTGACCTTGCATAGTGTTTCCCCTTAGATTAATGATTTAATGTGTGATTCGTTTAAACATGCGCTCATGATGCCCTTGAGTGCAATCCCTGAATCCTCTACCTGTCTATTGACCATGACCAAGTCCCATGCATCAGAGACCGAATGGTAGGGGAGCATCTCCACGAACCCGATCACTTGACGGATCGAGGGTGCATCGAGGATGTCCCCTGTCTCAACCTTGGCACGTGCAACCCTGATTGCTTTGATCACATGCTCGGCAAGCTCAAGCTTGCACCCTGTATGATTTACAACCGCTCTCACCTCGAGGTCAAAGGGGAGGTGAGTAAACTTGATCACGGCAGTGAACCGATCAGCCAGTGCCGTGTTGGTTGTGCGAGTCCCCGCATAACGTCCTGATGTATCACCATTCAAGAGTGTATTGTCAGCCCCGAAAACCATCACGCCTGTGGCTCGAGTCCATGTCGAACCCCCATAGGTCACTTTGGCGTTTGGCTCAAGAAAACCATTCAAGGGTGCAAGCTCGCCTTGGTCTGCATTGGTGATCTCATCGAGCAAGATCACGGTTGAGGGTGCAGTGTAAGCACGTAGGAAGTCACCCTGTTTAAACACGGTTGCACCATTCTCCAATCCAACATCACCGAGGTAATCGGATGCAGTGGTGTACTTGTGGAAGTTGTACCTCATGAACCCTCTGCCTGTGCGGGCTGAGAATTGCTCTGCGGTCTGTGATTTGCCTGTACCCTTTTCGCCCCCGAACCATGTATTGCGTCCAGTGTCCTGAGCGAAAGCCAAGGTGCGGAGGATCGACTCATCCCAAATAAAATGGGGGTCAATTGCGGGGGCGGTTGGGTCATTGTAAATATCAAACTCGAGGGGGAGGTCAAGACCGAACACCTCAAGCGCTGACTTGCGGTCTACCACGTGGACGTTGGACATGTTGACCACAATGGACTCAGCCCCCGCATCTTTCACCGCTTGTTTAAACGGTTTGAACGCCTTGTCTAAAAGCACCGTCAACTTGCGGTCAACCTCAGCTTGATCAACCCCAATGTTCACCTCAGCTAGTGACTCGATTGACTCTTGAATAGTCGCAAGGGTTTTCTCTTGACCCGCCAACGCCACTTGCAAGGCACTGATTTTCTCGACTGATTCGAGGGCGAGGGACTGCGCTTTATTCGCCACTGACTCAACCGCAGAGGTGTTGCCTGTGCTAGTGACGTGGGGGGCAAAGGGCAGTGAACCGACTACATCAGCCAATGTGAGTTTGCCCGCATCGATTTGGGCATTCAACCACGTGATCATGGTTGACTTTTCATTCATGCCAAGAGGGGCGTTGCCTGAGTATTTTGCGAATGCACCTTGCACGGTTGCAAGTGGTAGCACCGTCATTGCTTGTTTGTCTTGAAAACTCATGGTGTCCCCTTAAACCAAAACTAAAGTAGTGCCATCAATAGGGCAAGCGGGTAAACCCATTTTTGCCCACTTGGAAGAAAGTCGAATTGAATAGCAGTGATTGCCTTTAGCATCCACGCAAGGGCATTTGGCAGAGAGCATACGTGTGCCTTGAGTCTTGACCTGAGAGTAAGACACCTCAGCATGTGGGTACTTGCCCAATGAGTCGATGATCGCACCGTACATGGTCAGGAATTGGAGCGAACCCGAGGTACGTTTGTAACCCTTGGTAGGGTGAGGGACTAAGCCCATGTTGTCGGCTATTTTCTGAAAGGTGACACCTCGAGAAAATGCACCGTCAGTGGTACGGCACAACTCATGAATGGTCAACTCCGCAACCGTCTTTTCTACGGCAACCTCGGGAGAGATAAAGATCTCCCAATGATTGTCCCGACTGTTGTTGGTAGGGAACACGTCCGACAATGCCTTTGAACGCTTGGCGTTGAGGGGAAAACCACAGGTAATGCGAACCGCCTGTGGTAGGGGTTGACCGTACAGGTCAAACATGGGACGCACCTCGCTGATAAAAGCGTTGAGGTACTCTTCTCGGGTATTGAACATAAGACTCTCCAAAAATACTGGTGAAATTACCAGTGACATGCCCCAAGGCATGTCGCTAGAAACTTAAGCGTATGCACGATCCTTTCTAAACTTGCGGTTGATGCATTGGGTGTAAGTGCCAGTGAAAAAGATCACATAGCCTGAGCGTTCGAGGTCACCTCGACACACAATAATGTTACCGTGGCGGTCAATTTGAGCAGTGTACATAAAATCTCCTAAAGCACTGGGAAAATTACCAGTGACAAACCCGTAGGCTTGTCGCTGAAAACTCAATTCCAAATTGTCCAAGTAGCATTCTCTGAATCAAATTCATGGTGATACACCCACAATTTTTTACCATTGGCAGTGACAAACCCCCACTGCCCTTGCTCAAAAAAAGTCGATGGGCAGAGGGTAACGGTGCGGGTTATCTCGCAGAAACCGTGGCGAGCAGTTGCCAACTTGCCATCAAAGTGCTTGCGGTTTTCTAGCCAAGTCACAATAATTTTTGCTCTCATTGATTCTCCCTTGTGTTAGTGCGACATTGCACTGGTGAACCTATTGGCTCACCGCTGAAATGTCAGGCTCGGATCAGCTTAAGTTGGCTTTGAGCAAAGGCACACAAAGCGGTATGTAACTTTGAATCTTTGCGAACCTTGCGTCCTGTGAGGTTTTCATATACTTCATCGGCATCACCATCCCATTTTTTGATTTCTACACAATACTGGTCATTGTTTTTTTCAATTACAAAAACATCTTTAGATCCCCAACCAGTGTCAACGCTGATAACTTTCATATTTAAGATCTCCGATACCGTGGAACATACCACTGATAAGCCTAGAGGGCTTATCGCTAGAATGTCAAACTGATTGAACACGCCCCGAATAATTATTTGATGGTGAATATTTTTGGTATTCATTTGGGTTTGTATTGCCTTGCTCTTTTAGTTGTGCAAGATAAGCTTTCTGATCAGCATCAGAGAGTCTTAAAAAAGCTATTGTGTCTTGATTCATGTAATCCCCTTTTTGTGTTTAAACTAATTGCCTTACCAACCTACAACGTGACTGTATCACTATTGGTTGACATGATAATATTAATATTGAATTATTACAACATTGTAATCAAAATAATTTACAGGCACTGCATTTATATTAGTAGCACAGGAAAATGGTGTTTGTGTATCTAAGTATTCATTTTGTAGGTAAAGCATAAGCCATGCCAATGGCGATATTGGTTGTCAAATGCAACTAATTTAAACGGGCTACAAGGCGTTTTTGGGGTCTCAGGCTACCTTACCATTAGAAAATAATTTTAAACGATCCTGAGCGGTTCTGAGAGGTTTAGAGAACTATAGTATTACAGGTGTATTTTGAATATAGATGTACTACAATGCATAGGTAAATTGATTACATTTGAGGGACATGTGTATAAAGCTGGGTATAAGCTGTGGATAACATCCTGTGGATAACTTTTAACTTATGCACAGGGTGTGGATAAGGTGTTGACAAGAACGACACTGTTTATATAATCAGTTCCAGTGAGTGCGTGGTCATATTAATTAGGGGAGTGTTTAAACATGAACAAAACGACAAGCGAAGACTACTTGGCAAAGCTTGAAGAGCTTGACCAAATTGATCAGGTATTGGATGCGGGGCAACTCAGCGTAGCGGATCGGTTGGCACTGAACGCAGAGAGTCCTAAGATACGTAAGGATGGTCAACCTGTAGGATCAGAGCATAAGAGACAACGTCCGTTGACTGCACAACAAATGGCATTCGCAAACTGTCTTATCAGAGGAGCAACCCTCAAGGTTGCGTACAGGGAAAGCTATCCAAACTCACAGGCAACAGATGCTTGCGTCATGGCAAATGCTAGTAAGCTCGCCAAAGATGTAAGGATCAAGAGGATCGTCAACGATGGAGTGGAAGAGACCATTGAGCATTTGAGTGAGGATGTGGCGAGTACAAAACGGTATGTATTGAAACAACTTCTTGCACATAGCAAAGATGCTCGACAAGAAGGCACGAAATTAAAAGCACTGGAACTGCTTGGGAAGTCGGTCGGTCTCTTCATCGACAAGACGCAGACTGAGGTTAAGCAGTCAACGCCTGATCAATTGAAGAGAGAGCTTGCCACGCACTTAAAGCTCTTGGACAACGTCAAGCCCAAGCGCAGTGATGCTCCCTCTACTGGCATCTCGCCAACGCTCCAGTGATGGCGTGTAAACGGCTTGCGTGTAAACGTCAGGGGCGACACCCCACCGTACCGCCACCCCCCGTCCAGCCTTGCAACGTCCCTCCTGCCTACTGCTCACTAATCCGCTCCTACAAATACCCCCCATATCATTTCTAATCGCCCTACCCCCACCCCTATATATTTTTTAAAAAAAGACTTGCGAACGTTCTCACATGCGTTTAAACTATGTACTGGAGGAATAAACAGTGAAAGCTTCGGTGACTGAAAAAGATAGATTGGTGTTGGACTTCATCAAGGCGTATACCCGTTTACACGGTATAGCGCCGTCTTATGCTGTTGTAGCCCGGGGATTGGGTATGAAGTCTAAAAGCAATATACATAGGGTTATCCATAAGCTGATCAATGAAGGCGCAGTTCTTATCAAACCACATAAAGCGAGAAGTGTTAGGGTACTGGATAGATCTGTTAAAGAGATATCTAGGCTATGACGCTGCTGAGCATGCCAATGCGAGGAGCAATGTTATGACATTGCTCACCAAGACGGAGATAGCTGGCTACCTATCTATAGTGGATAAGGTAGAGGAAGCGGAGCAGAACAAGATAAGACAATTATTGGAGTATGACAGGGTAGAGAGGTGCAGGGAGTCTTTTATCTTCTTTGCTTCTCAGATGTGGCCCGTGTTTATATCGGGTAAGCATCACCAGATCATGGCAGATGCTTTTGAGAGAGTGGCTGCTGGAGAGTTAAAGAGGTTGATTATCAATATGCCTCCTCGGCATACCAAGTCTGAGTTTGCTTCTTATCTGTTACCTTCGTGGTTTTTGGGTAAATATCCGGAGAAAAAGATTATCCAGACTGCACACACCGCAGAATTAGCTGTTGGATTTGGTAGGAAAGTTAGGAACTTGGTAGGGTCAGATGAATATAAAAAGGTATTTGAAACGAAGCTATCTTCGGATAGCAAGGCTGCTGGACGATGGAACACTCATATGGGCGGGGACTACTTTGCTATCGGTGTTGGCGGTGCTGTTACAGGTAAAGGCGCAGATTTATTGATCATTGATGATCCACATTCGGAGCAGGAAGCCAAGCAAGGCAATCCTGCGGTGTTTGATAATGTGTATGAATGGTATACCTCTGGCCCTAGACAGCGTTTACAGCCCGGTGGAGCTATTATTATTGTGATGACTCGCTGGTCTAAGAGGGATTTGACTGGGCAAATCCTTAAGAATCAGTCAAAAGAGGGTGTAGATCAGTGGGAGATCATTGATTTTCCTGCTATTTTGCCGTCAGGAACTCCTTTATGGCCCGGGTTTTGGTCAAAAGATGCCCTAGAAGCCTTGAAAAGTGAGTTGCCAGTCTCAAAATGGGAAGCGCAGTACCAACAGAACCCCACATCTGAAGAAGGTGCGATCATCAAGAGGGATATGTGGAAAATTTGGGAAGATGAGACACCGCCAAGCTGTGATTATTTGATTCAAAGCTGGGATACAGCGTTTGAGAAGTCAAACAGGGCAGATTATTCTGCTTGTACCACATGGGGAGTGTTCTACCATCCAGATTCCCGTGGCAATGCAAAGCCAAATATAATATTATTGGATGCGTTTAAACAAAGAATGGAGTTTCCTGAACTTAAATCAAAAGCTATGGAGTTATGGAAGCTATGGAATCCAGACACCTTGATTATTGAGAAGAAAGCTGCTGGAGCGCCTTTGATTTATGAGCTTAGAAGGATGGGAATTCCTTTATCGGAGTATACGCCGGGCAAAGGAAGCGATAAGATAGCCCGTGTAAACGCAATATCTGATCTATTTGCTTCGGGTGCAGTGTGGTGTCCAGATACAAGATGGGCGGATGAGGTCATGGAAGAGATGGCATCTTTTCCCAACGGAGACCATGATGACCTTGTTGACTCAAGCTCTCAGGCTTTGTTGCGTTTCAGACAAGGAGGGTTTATCACCATCGATTCAGATGAAGAGGATGAACCTATCTATTACAGACGTAAATTGGAGTATTACTAATGAGCATCGACAAAGCTTTATACCAAGCCCCAGAGGGGATTGATTCACCAGATATACAGATTGAGATAGAGGATCCCGAGGCGGTATCCATCCACGCAGGCGGTATTGATATTGAACTGGAGCCGGGTCAAGACTACAGCGGAGACTTTGGTCAGAACCTTGCCAAGGTTTTAGATGAAAGAGTTCTACAGTCTATTGGTTCTGAATTGGTTGGACTAATAGACGCAGACATTAATTCAAGGGCAGACTGGGCTGAGACCTATGTCAAAGGTTTAGAGGTTCTGGGGTTGAAGTATGAGGAAAGAACAGAGCCTTGGAACGGAGCCTGTGGTGTTTATTCCACAGTTCTTACCGAAGCTGGTATTCGTTTCCAAGCTGAGTCCATCATGGAGTCTTTTCCTGCTGCTGGGCCAGTTAAGTCAGAGATCTTTGGCAATCCTTCTAAAGAAGATGAACAGGCTGCGGTTCGTGTTGAGACCGACATGAATTACAAAATCACAGAGAAGATGCCTGAGTACAGACCAGAACATGAGAGGTTGTTGTTTGGTTTAGGTTTATCAGGCTCAGGATTTAAGAAAGTCTATGATGATCCTATCCTTGGTAGGGGAGTTTCCAGCTATGTCACCTCAGAAGATGTGATTGTCCCTTACGGTGCTTCTAGTCTTAGGACAGCAGAACGTGTCACGCACGTGATGCGTAAGACAAAAAATGAATTAAAGAAGCTCCAAGCCAGCGGGTTCTATAGAGATTTAGATCTCGGGGAACCCACCAACATCATGTCTGACATCGAAAAGAAGAAAGCAACCCAACAGGGTTACAAAGCTTTGGACGATGATAGATATCAATTCCTAGAGATCTGCACAGACTGGGACATTGAAGGCTTAGAAGATCTGGATAAAGATGGAGAGCCTACAGGGATTGCTGTGCCTTATGTCATCACCATAGACAGGGG